TATTTGAAGCAAGACCAAGCATGGTTAAAAAATCTATTGATCGGTATAAAAAAGGATTAGTGTCACATGACACATCAACATTCAAAGCTTATTATAATAAGAAAATGCTTGAAGATAAAGTTGAAGCTCTTGAAAAGCTAAGTCAAAAAATAGATGAAGATGCTTTAGAAAAAGAAATTTTTAAAAAGAAAAAAGATGAAAAATACATTAAAACTAATTTGGCAGAACCGGAATCAGATAATTGAGGGTATAACAAATTCTGTTATTCGGGATGAAACTGTAGAAGAAATAGCAAGATTGAGATATTCTATCTGTGAAGAATGTCCAAGTAAAGGTAGAAAATGTGCTGTAAAAGGTACTGCTCCTTGTTGCAATGAATGTGGATGCTCACTTAATTTTAAAACCAGATCACTATCATCATCATGTCCACTAGATAAATGGGAAGCAATAGCTACTGAAGAAGAAGAAGATAAATTAGATAACCTTAAAGATTAATACTATGTACATAGATCCAAATAAATACCCTGCTGGAATGTTAGTTAATGACCCTAATAGAGTTATTAATGCTCAGCCAACACCTTATGGAACTTTAACTAATAATGGTAATTATAATACTACAGCATATGATCCAATTAGTGATATGAGTGCTGAGATTAAGAATTTGAAAACAACTCAAAAACTTATGTTGCTAAGAATACTTCATCTTGAGGGAAAATTTGATAAAGAAGAAGTAAGTAATCTAAGAAAGATGATAATGTCTGAAGATCAAGCATCTAGAACTTTAGCAGAATCTATTATTGAAACTGCATGAATTGGGTAGAACTAGAATCCTTGATGACTGATGGTATAGCTTCACAAGGAAGAAATATAAGTATAACAGTGGGTGCGGCAGGAGCAGATTATATTGCACATGCAATGGCAATGGAAAATGCTGTAGGATTTGTTGAGTGGATGGAAGAAAGGAAAAAGATTGAATCTGATACAGCAAAGAGTTTGATTGAAATGCTAAGATCACCAGATAAAGAAAATTTTAACATAGCAATACTTGCTATAGAACAATTAAAGAAATGATAAAATTTAATGCAGATAATCATAGTTATACCAGTATTGATGGAGAAGCTATTGATTGGATAAGTGTAACTACACTTGTTTCACATTTTAAGAAACCTTTTGATGCAAAGAAAGTTGCTGAAAGAGTTAGTAAAAGTAAAAGATCAAAATGGTATGGTATTGATCCAGTAATTATCCAACAAATCTGGACAAATGAAGCTGACAGATCTACTACACTAGGGACATGGTATCATAACCAAAGAGAAGATGATATCTGTTCTTTAGCATCAATGGAAAGAGAAGGTGTTACAGTACCTGTATTTAAACCAACTGAACTTAAAGAAGGTGACAAAATTGCACCATCACAAAAACTAGAACCAGGCGTGTATCCAGAACATATGGTTTATCTCAGATCAATAGGTATCTGTGGACAATCAGATTTAGTTGAAGTAGTCAATGGTAAAGTAAATATCATTGACTACAAGACTAATAAAAAAATTGATACAGAATCATATGTAGATTGGGAAGGTAAATCAGAAATGATGTTACCACCAGTAGATAATCTTGAAGATTGTAATTTTTATCACTATGCTTTACAATTGAGTGTTTATATGTACATTATATTGAAGCATAATCCTAAACTAAAACCGGGAAAAATATTTATTCATCATATAATCTTTCAAGTAGAAAGAGAAGATAACTGGGGCTATCCAATAACCAAGTTAGATGAAAATGGGGAACCTGTTGTAAAAGAAGTCATACCAATTGCAATACCATATTTAATAGATGAAGTACAAGCAATAATTCATTATCTTTATGATAACAAATCTAAAATTAAAAAGAAATAATGTTTACAAAACTATTTGATGTTCAGAATGGAGTAGTAATACCTACTGAACATTGTTATACATTAAAAGCTTTGAAAGATGTTATGGATGAATATCCAGAAGATTATTTAAAGATTTATCTTTATTTATTTTACATGGCATGTCCTAATCCGGACCTTAATCCTTTTTTCTTTACACCGGATGTAGACAAAGAACATATAATACTAGAACAGATTGATGCAGATTTTTCTACCGAGGATGAAACAATCTTTATAGCTTTACAGTTTTGTCAAAGAATGTATGAGACTCCTACATCAAGAGCATATAAAGGTATTGCTTCCATGTTAGATAGATTAGGAAGATATATGGAACATACACCAATTACCCATGGTAGGGATGGTAACTTTAATTCACTTATTGCTGCAGCTAAAAACTATGAGGCAATAAGACAATCATTTAAAGGTGCTTATAAGGATCTTCAAGAAGAACAATCAAGTAGAGTAAGAGGTGGCCAAGGATTAGCATATGACATGTAATGAGTGAAATTTATCAAGACATACCAACCTATGACAACGGAAACTGGACAACCACAAGTTTTAAATCCAGAGATGACTTCAGTGTATTCATCAGAGATTTATTTAAAGAACCTGGAAAATATAATTTTAATGAAACAACCAATAAAATATTTATTTCAGAGTCAGAAAAATTTAAAAAAGATGGAGTATATTGTACAGCTCCCTTTAAATCCAAAGACTTTATAAATTATTGGGATGAGCAAAAGATTAAATGCCGCAAAGGTATCATAGTTAAAGATGGTGATGATACATGGTTTCTTGCAAGAGAATACTATATGTGGTTAAACTTCCTACCTATCTTTGATAAGGAAGAACAAAAATTTGGTTTTGCTAAAATCAGAGATGCTCAGTATCACTTAGCTCTTTATGAACTTCTTGCAGAGCTAAACTATAAACATGCAGCCATTTTAAAGAAACGGCAGATAGCTTCTTCTTATTATCATATGGGTAAGTTTATAAATCAGCAATGGTTTGAGGCAGGGGTTACTTTAAAGATGGGAGCTAGTCTTAAAGATTATATCAATGAGAAAGGATCCTGGAAATTCTTACAAGAATATGCAGCATTCTTAAATGAGCATACAGCATGGTATAGACCTATGTCACCAGACAAAGTAATGATGTGGCAACAAAAGATCCAAGTAAGAAGAGGAGATAGAAATACAGAAGTTGGTCTCAAAGGTACAATACAAGGTATGTCATTTGAGAAAGATCCAACAAATGGTGTAGGGGGTCCGGTTAAATACTTCTTTCATGAGGAGGCCGGAATTGCTCCTAAGATGGATCAGACATATGAGTACATGCGCCCGGCCATGAGATCTGGTATGATCACAACAGGTATGTTTATAGCTGCAGGATCTGTAGGTGATTTATCACAATGTCTTCCTCTTAAGGATATGATCATGAATCCTACAGCTAAAGATATCTATGCAGTGGAAACTGATCTTATAGATGATAAAGGTACTGCAGGTTTATCAGGTTTATTTATTCCTGAACAATGGTCTATGCCGCCCTATATAGATGATTATGGTAATTCACTTGTAGAAGATGCATTAGAAGCATTAGAAAAACAATTTAAACAGTGGAAAGAAGAGTTAGCTCCAGAAGAGTATCAGCTCAGAATATCACAGCATCCAAGAAATATTAAAGAAGCATTTGCACACAGAACAGTATCTGTATTTCCTCCACATCTTCTTACTGCTCAAGAAAGAAGAATAGAAGATAAGGAGTATGGTTATGAATATTTAGATATATCTACTGATGCTGAAGGAAAACCAAGTTTTATTAAAAGTAATAAAAGGCCAATAATGGAATTTCCAATAAACAAAAAAACCGAAGATAAAACCGGTTGTATTGTGGTTTGGGAAAGACCAATAGATAATCCAGAATTTGGATATTATTATGCTTCTATTGACCCGGTAGGTGAAGGTAAAACTACAACTTCAGAATCTCTATGTTCTATCTACATAATGAAAGCACCTACTGAAGTTACTAAAGTTACAGGAACAGAAACAGAAACCTATGTAGAACAAGGTAAAATAGTAGCTGCTTGGTGTGGTAGATATGATGATATAAATCAAACACATAAACAACTAGAGTTCCTTATTGAAATTTATAATGCATGGACACTAGTAGAAAATAATATTTCTTTGTTTATCCAATATATGATCCAAAGAAGAAAACAAAAATATTTAGTACCCAAAAGTCAGATCATGTTCTTAAAAGATCTTGGATCTAATGCTAATGTATTTCAGGAATATGGTTGGAAAAATACAGGTACACTATTTAAAGCACATCTTCTTAGTTATGCTATAGAGTTTACTAAAGAAGAATTAGATCAAGAGTTAAAAACAGATGGTACAGTTGTAAGAACAACATATGGTATAGAAAGAATTCCAGATCCAATGTTGATCAAAGAAATGAGAGAATATTCACCAGGAGTCAATGTGGATAGATTAGTTTCTTTTGCTGCACTTGTAGCTTTTATGAAAATTCAACAGTCTAATAGAGGTTATAATAAAAGAACAATATTAGATGATGTAGCTAAAAACTTGCAAAAGTCAGAAAATTTGTTTAAATTAAATAAGAGTCTTTTCCGTAACATGGGTAAGGGTGCATCTTTTAATAATCAAAATTTTAAAAGATCACCTTTCAAAAATATTAAATAAAAGTTATGCAGGTATATAATGCAATGCAAATAAAAAAAGGGGCCAAAGTAGATCATAACCGTCTAGGTAGTGTGACACAGCCTCTACAGTTCATACCTAAAAAAGATAAGGATGATCAATGGGCAGCTTGGAATCTTGATTGGTTAGAATGGCAAGGATTAAAACAAATCCGTAGAAATGCTAGAAGACTAATGAAAAATTATAAACTAGCTAAAGGTATAATTGATAGAACAGATTATATAGTTGAAGAAGATAATGAGTATAGAGATATAATTGAACTTCTTACTAAAGAAGATTCTTCTGCCTTAGAATTAAAGTTTTATCCAATCATTCCAAATGTTATTAATGTTCTGGTAGCTGAATTTGCTAAAAGATCAACTAAATTAAGTTATAGAGCTGTTGATGATATTTCTTATAATGAAATGCTTGAACAAAAAAGAGCAATGATTGAAGAAACATTAATGTCAGATGCACAAACAAAAATTATATCCGCATTAATTCAACAAGGTTTAGATCCAAATTCACCAGAAGCACAAGAACAAATTGCTCCTGATAAAGTTAAATCATTACCTGAGATTGAAAAGTTTTTTCAAAAAGACTATAGATCAATAATTGAACAATGGGCTAGTCATCAACATAAAGTTGATGTTGAAAGATTTAAAATGGATGAACTTGAGGAAAGAGCATTTAGAGATATGCTTATTACTGATAGAGAGTTCTGGCATTTTAGAATGATGGAAGATGATTATGAAGTAGAACTTTGGAATCCGGTTCTTACATTTTATCATAAGTCACCAGATATAAGATATGTATCACAAGCTAACTGGGTAGGTAAAACTGAAATGTTTACTCCTTCAGATGTAATTGATAGATTTGGTTATTTAATGAGTGAAGATGAATTAGCCGCATTAGAAGCTATATATCCAATTAGATCTGCAGTTTATAATATAGGAGGTCTACAAAATGATGGTGCTTTCTATGATGGTACCAAACCTCATGACTGGAATACTAATATGCCATCACTTGCATATAGACAGTATACATCTTTTATGGCGGGTAATGTTCTTGATGGTTCTGATATTATTACTCAAATAATGTCTGAGGGAGAAGACTATTATGACCAGGGTACTGCTTATCTACTTAGAGTAACTCAAGCTTATTGGAAGTCACAGAAAAAAGTAGGTCATCTAACTAAAGTAACAGAAACAGGTGAAGTGTTAACTGAAATTATTAGTGAAGATTATACAGTTACAGATAAACCAATATATGATACTAGACTCTTTAAAAACAAGAGTAGAGATAATCTAATTTATGGAGAACATATAGATTGGATTTGGATTAATGAAACCTGGGGTGGAATTAAAATTGGACCTAATATTCCTTCATTCTGGGGTATGAATAATCCGGGTGGTTTTACACCTATTTATATTGGAGTGAATAGACATAATATAGGACCTGTTAAATTTCAGTTTAAAGGTGACAATAGTTTATATGGTTGTAAACTTCCAGTAGAAGGATCTGTTTTCTCAGATAGAAATACTAAGTCTACTGCACTTATTGACTTAATGAAACCATACCAGATTGGTTATAACATAGTTAATAATCAAATAGCAGATATCTTAGTAGATGAATTAGGTACTATCATCATGCTTGACCAGAATACTTTACCAAGACACTCATTAGGAGAAGATTGGGGTAAAGGTAATTTGGCTAAAGCTTATGTAGCAATGAAGAACTTCCAGATGCTTCCTCTAGATACATCTATCACAAATACAGAGAATGCATTAAACTTCCAACATTTCCAAAAACTAGATCTATCTCAGACAGAGAGATTAATGTCAAGGATACAGTTAGCTAACCACTTTAAGCAACAAGCTTATGAAGTAATAGGTGTTAGTCCCCAAAGAATGGGACAGCAGATAGCTCAAATGACTGCAACTGGAGTAGAACAAGCTACTGCAGCTTCATATGCACAAACAGAAACTTACTTCATGCAGCACTGTGATTACTTAATGCCAAGAGTTCACCAAATGAGAACTGACTTAGCACAGTATTATCATAGTACAAAACCATCAACAAGACTTACATATATTACTGAAGCTGATGAAAAAGTAACATTCCAAGTAGATGGCACTGATCTTTTAATGAGAGACTTAAATATATTCTGTAGTACAACTGCAAACCATAGAGCTGTTCTTGAACAACTTAAACAAATGGCTATGCAAAATAATACTACAGGTGCCTCTGTTTATGATCTTGGTAAAATTGTACAATCAGAATCAATTTCTGAACTTAATACAGTTCTTAAAATGTCTGAGAAAAGATTACAAGATCAGAAACAACAAGAAATGCAACAACAACAGCAAATGCAACAAGAACAGTTGGCTTCTCAAGAGAAACAAAAACAAATGGAAATTGATGCAGCTGCTGCTAGAGATGATAAGATGATTCAGAAAGATATTACTGTAGCTGAAATTAGAGCTGCTGGATATGGATCTATGGCTGATGTTAATCAAAATCAAGAATCTGACTTTAAAGATGCTATGAAAGAAATTAGAGAAACTGAACAGTATAGAGATCAAACTAATATCCAGAGACAAAAGCAAAGTGACAATATGGTAATGCATTCACAAAAAATGAGTATTGAACAACAAAAATTACAAGCACAACAAGATATTGCAAATAAACAGTTAGAAATAGCAAGAGTTAATAAAAATAAGTATGATTCTAAATCTTCTGATAAAAAGAAAAAATAGGTTTAGCTATATAGTGCAAAAAATTTTTTTTTAGCTTTTAAATTTTCCAAGTTTATTTTGTATATTAAAGTATAACATAAAACCAACAACATGGAAACAACCAACAACAAACCTGATGATCAGGTGCAAGATTCTACAACGGTAGAACAAGTAGATGTAGATATTGATTCTCTTTTTGGTGTACCTGGTGCTGAAAACATCATGTTACCAGATGATCAAAAAGAACCAGAAAAAAAATCTGTTTTTACTGCGGAGAAAACAGATATGACGTTCTTTGATAATCCTGCAACAACTGCTGAAGAAAAACAGGAAGCTGCAGAAAAGAAGATTGAAGTAGAAGAGACCATTAATGAACTTAATGAACTTATCTCTCAAGAAGAAGAAGCTGGTAATAAAGGAAGACCAAAGGTTGATAAATCTGGTCTTGCTGAACTTGCAAGTAAAATGATTGAGGAAGGAACTCTAATGCCTTTTGATGATGAGAAACCTTTAGAAGAATATACTACTAAAGATTTCAGAGAGTTATTTGAAGCTAACTTCCAAGATAGAGAAGCAAGAATTAGAGAGAATACTCCAAGAGAATTTTTCCAATCACTTCCTGAAGAACTACAATATGCTGCAAAATATGTAGCTGATGGAGGACAAGACCTTAAAGGTCTATTTAGAACTCTTGCACAGGTAGAAGAGATGAGAGAATTAGATCCCTCTAATGAGTATGATCAAGCTGAAATAGCAAGACAGTATTTATACGCAACTAACTTTGGAACTCCAGAAGAAATTGAAGAAGAAATTGAAGACTGGAACCAACTAGGTAGACTACAACAAAAGGCTCAACAGTTTAAACCAAAGTTAGATAAAATGCAAGAGAGTATAGTGAATAGACAACTTGCAGAACAAGAGTATAAAAAACAACAACAAGCTGAACAAGCTAGAGCTTATCAAGATAATGTTTATAATACACTTTCAGTTGGTGAATTAGGTGGTGTTAGACTAGATAGAAAAGTTCAAAGTGCATTATACTCTGGATTAGTGCAACCTAATTATCCTTCTATTTCAGGTAGACCTACAAACTTACTTGGACACTTGTTAGAGAAGTATCAGTTTGTAGAGCCAAGACATGATCTTATTGCTGAAGCTCTTTGGTTACTTTCTGATCCAGATGGATACAGATCTAAAATCAAAGATCAAGGTAGTAGACAAGCTGTAGAAAAAACAGTAAGGCAATTAAAAACTGAAGAAAGTAGAAAAAATACTTCTTCAAATGGTGTTGAACAAGAAGAAAGGCCAAAGCCTTATTCTAAAGCAACAAGAACAATCAGCCGTCAAAACAATATGTTTAAACGGTTTTAATTAGTAACAATTTAAAAACAAATAAAAAATGGCAACTCCAGTTTTAAACAATGGGATATTCCTCCGGGATACCGCTTATCAAGCAAGTTCTCATGTGGATTCTTACCACTTGGTGAACATGCTGAAGGATGCTGAGCCTATGGATTTAGGTCCAGTAGACCTTTGGGCTATGGCTCAAAAAGTAGAAATGCCTCTTTACCAAATGTCAAGCTTTGGTGGCAAAAATGTAATTCAAGTAGATAATGCTCGTGGAGAGTATAGATGGCAGACTCCTGTCTCTATTGATCTTCCTTACATTGTTGAAGACATTGAGCCAAACACTGCATTCAAAGGTACTGATGGTTCTACATTTAGAATTAAACTTAACAGACGTGAATTTGGACATGGTGATATCATCACTTATGACAAATACAACGGAGTTGAGATGTACATTACAGATGAAGATATTCTTCCATTAGGTGATGGTTATGTTTACACAGTTCAATTGGTAAACAATGATAACTTCAAATATTTGGATAACAAGTACTTAACTAATGGTACTAAAGTTTTCCGTAAAGGTTCTGCTAGAGGAGAATATGGTGAAAGATTTTCTGACATCACAACAAGAACTTCATTCCGTGAGTTCTACAACTTTGTTGGTGGTGCTGAAGCTCATGTTCACTATTCTATCTCATCTCGTGCTGACTTGATGATTAAAGGTGGAATGAATGCAGATGGTACAGTTCCTGTAACTGAGATCTGGAGAACATTTGACAAGTCTATTCAAGATCCTTCTGTAGCTTCATTAGAAGATATGATTAAGGTAATGGGTAAAGACAAAGTTAAAAGAGCATTTGATAATGGTGATTTATCAAGAACTTTCTTAACTCAAATGGAAGCAGCTCACCTTTCTAAAATTGCAACTGACATTGAGACTTATTTAATGTGGGGACAAGGAGGTAGAGTACGTCAAGATGGTCCAGATGATATTAGATTATCTGTGGGTCTTTGGAGACAGTTAGATAACTCATTCAAAAGAGTATACAACAAAAATAACTTTACATTGGATTTATTCCGTGGAGAGATCTACAACTTCTTCAATGGTAAAGTTGAATTCCAAGGTCCAGATCCAAAACGTAGCTTAGTTGTACAAACAGGTATGGGTGGAATGAGAATGGTAAATGAAGCTATCAAAAGAGAAGCTGTTGCTTCTGGTCTATTGATTCAGGCTGCTGATATCGGTGCAATCACTGGTAAAGGTATGGACTTGAACTTTGGATTTGCTTACACTTCATATGTAATTCCTTTCTTGGCAAATGTTAAGTTTGTATTGAACCCTGCATTTGACAACATCCATACAAATGATATTGAGAACCCAATCATTGATGGTTTCCCATTATCTTCTTACTCATTCATTATTTTTGATATCACTGACAATACAAATGACAACATCTTCTTGTTGAAATTGTCTTGGGATAATCAATTGAAATGGTGGTATCAAAATGGTACTATGGACTACATGGGACGTACACAAGGATTCCAGTCTTCTGGACAATTCAATGGGTACCGAGTTATGATGTCTCAAACCATGCCAGCTATCTGGGTTAAGGATCCAACTAAAGTCCTTAAGATTGTTATGAGAAACCCTGTTACAGGAGGATCATTCTAATCTACTCTATATAAAAAACAGGGAGGGGGTAACTCCTCCCTTTTTACTTAAGATTTAATAACCAACAAATAAAAACCAACAAAATGGAAACAACAGATTTTACAATGGTTGAAGTAGGAGTAGGCAGCATCAAAAAAACATCAATTGCTGTTAGACCTTACTTTGACAAACAAGCTACTAACATGGGGTTAGAAGAATATGGTATGAGTCTTTTTGACGGAGTAACTCATAATGAGCAACTTGCTTGTTTAGAGAATAATGGTGTCATAAGATATATCACAGGATTAAATGAATTTGCTCCTGAAATTAAACTTTTAGATCCAGAACTTAAAGAAGCAAGAATAAGAGAAATTAGAACTTCAATTGCTGAATTAGAAAAAGAGTTAGCTGCAAATATTATTGATGTTGATGATAAAGATTTTTGGAACAAAGTAAAATTACTTAAACCTGACAATTCAGAATTTTGGAATAAAATAGAAATGTCATGTGGTAATGAACCAGTATATCTTGATCCTCTTAAACCATTTGATAGAATTAAACTTCATGCTATTGAAGCAGGAGGATTTGCAATGATATCAAAAAGTTATGATGATGCAAGATCTAAAGCTGTTCCACCTAAATTTTATTTAGATAAAGAAGAAGAAACTGTAATGGTAAGAACTGAATACAAAAAAATCAGAAACAAAGCTTACTCAGAATTACAAAAATTATATGATAAAAACAGTACTAAATTATTTTACATTGCTAAAGTAGTTGATGCAAACTCTACACAGTATAGAAAATCAACACCATTGGATGTTATCTATGAAAATATGGATAGATATATTTCAGGAGATGGTGCTGAATCTAACAAAGAAAGAGCAGCAAAAACATTTATTGATGCAGTTAATTTAGATATGGAAACACTAAAAATTAAATCAATTGTACGTGATTCCAGTTTTTTTAAGTATATTATTAATAAGCCTGATGGATATATCTACCATGCTAAGTCAAATAGCTTACTAGGTAGAAATGTATCTGATGTTATAGAACACTTAAAAAATCCTTTACATGAGGATCTTTTAAAGGATCTTAACCAAGCTTGTGAGAAATATTGGAACACTTAAATTAAAAATAAAATGGCAACTAAAATGAAAAAGTATAATAATGGTGGTGCTGCTAATTCACAACTACGTCCTGTTGATGACAAGACAACTAAGCAGGCTTCTAAGTATAGAATAGGTGGTGCTATTAAAAAGAAAAAGTATGGTGTAGGCGGACCAACAACTAAATCTAATTCTACACCTATGGAACAAAGTTCTGAACCTAATACACCTCCTATAGGATCTAATAAACTTACAGGAAATCCTAGGTTTAAAACAGGTGGTATGGTTAATACTAATGCTAAATTAGTAGCAGATAAAACTCCTGGATCTAAAGGTGTTAAATCTGGTGTTAATTCAAAAATTAAAGCTTCTACTAAAGCAAAAGGTAAAACTGGTGGTACTAACAAATCAGTAGCTAAACCTAAAAAAGGATAATGCCAAAAGATGCATGTTATCATAGAGTAAAAGCACAGTATGCTGTGTTTCCTTCAGCAAGGGCTTCTCAAGCTATTGCAAAATGTAGGAAAGGATCAGGTACTGTGAGAAAAACTAAAGAGGGTTCAAACCTCAAAAGATGGCAAGCAGAAAAGTGGCAAGATACTAAATCAGGAAAACCTTGTGGTGCCGGTGGTAAAAATGAATACTGCCGGCCTACAAAAAGAGTATCAAAGGATACTCCTAAAACAAAGTATGAACTAACTCCTTCTAAACTAGCTGCTAAGAAAGCTGAGAAGTCTAGAGTAGGTATGGGAAGAAGAGTTAAAAAAGCATAGTTATGGCAATAAAAAAATCAACTACTAAAAAAGCAAGTGTTAGTAAAACATCAGCACCAATTAAAGTTTCTCAATCAGCAAAGGCAGAAATGAGAAAATGGGAAATTGAATCTGACTTGAATACATTAAAAAGAGCAGATGATATTAGAAAGGATGCTAAAAGAATGAGAGATATACAAAATCTTGCTAAAGAACAAATGAATGTTTTAAAAAACTTTAGTAAGTAATTATGGCAAGAGTAACTGCCGGTGGTGAAAAGCACAAGATTTACAAAAAGACCAATAAAATTGGTGAAGGTAAACCTGGTGATATAATGGTTAATCATCCTACAAAAGATAAAGGAATTTGGGATACAATTAATCTTACCAAGAAAGCAGGAGCAAAAACTGTAAAGCAAGGAGTAGCAGCAACTAAAAAATGGCATAAAGAAAATCCATATCCTAAAAAGAAAAAAGATGGCAAAGTCTCCAGCATGGCAAAGAAAAGAAGGTAAGAATCCAGAAGGAGGTCTTAATGCTAAAGGAGTGGCAAGTTATAGAGCAGCTAATCCTGGTAGTAAACTTAAGACAGCTGTAACTACAAAACCTTCTAAACTTGATCCAGATAGTAAGTCTGCTAAAAGAAGAAAATCTTTTTGTGCTAGGATGAGTGGGATGAAGAAAAAACTAACAAGCTCTAAGACAGCTAATGATCCTGATTCAAGGATTAATAAGTCTTTAAGAAAATGGAACTGTTAATTTATATATTATGAAAACAACAAATAAAAAAACTGTTAAGTCAGTTGCAAAAATGAAAGAAGGTGGTGCAAAAAAATGTCCACCTGGATATTGTCCTGCTGGTGGGGCAGGTGCAGGTGGTGGTTGTGTATATTGTGGTGGTGCAAAATGGGCTGGAAGAATTCTTACTGCAGGTTTAACTGCTTTAGGTAATAAGGTATTTAAAGATGCATCAAAAAGTTCTGCAGAAAAAGCTGCTGCTAAAGAAGCTGCTAAAGCAGAACAGAATACACCTGCCGCAAAATTTACAAAAGGTCTTGAGAATAAATTAAAAACTCAAAAAAGAGGTGGTAGTGTAAAATCTAAAAAGAAATAATTATGAAAAAGTTAGGTTGCGCTAAATGTGGTGGTGCCATGAAAAAAATGAAAAATGGTGGACAAACTATTGTTGGTATGCCTGGATATAATGCTACTACTAATCCAATACAAATGAAAGAAGGTGGAGCTAAACCAAGTATGGTAGAAGCAGTAAAAACTGGATGCCCTCCTGGATTAGCAAGATTGTCTAATGGTAAATGTGGTCAAAGACCTTTATACGGAGGATAGTCATGGCAACTAAAAAGAAACCTTCAGCTGGACTAACAAAAAAAGAAAAGTCATCAGTTGCTAAAAAAGCAAGAGCTGGAAAAGATATTGGTAAGAAAGGTAAAAGTTTTGCTGATGTAGCTGCTGCTGCAGGTGGTGGTGAAAAAGGTAAAAGAATTGCTGCCGCTGCAATGTGGAAAAATATTAAAAGAGGATAAAATGAAAAAAAGTAACACATCAAAAAGTACTACTAAAAATGCTAAATTAGCTGCAGTAGCACCTCCTAAAAATAAAATTACAAGAGCTGATGTTCTTACAAGAATTCTTAAAAAGAAAAAAAAATAAGAGATGCTTAATAGTACTATCACTATAAAGATAAAACAAAGACTTAATAAGCTTGACAGTCAAGATTATGATAATATAACTTGCTGGCAAATTGTTGAGGCTTTTAATAAAGCTCAGGTTGAATGGACCCGTAGACAACTTCATGGTATTAATATTACTAAAGAAGGTGATGAGGGTTCAACAAGAAGAAAGGATGATTTACAAATTTTACTTCAGACATTTGATTTAACTATAGCGGATAAAGAATATTATTATACAAGTTCTCTTCCTAATGACTATTTGCAATGGAAAAGAGTTGATGTTCTAACTAGAAAGGGTTGTTGTGATAAAAGACCTATGATGGTATATCTTGCTGAAGAAGGCAACTTAAGAGAACTTCTTAGAGATAAAGCAAAACAACCAAGTTTTGAATGGGCAGAAACTTTTGCAACATTAAAAGGAGGTCAAGTAAATATCTACACAAACGGAGAATTTAACATTGATGAAGCTGACCTTATCTACTATAGACAGCCCATTAAGATACAAATAGATGGTTGTGTAGATCCTTATACCAATCTTGCTTCAACAGCAAATATAGAATGTGAATTTAAAGATGATATAATAGAATTATTAATAGATGAAGCAGCTAGTATAATTGCTGGAGATATTGAATCAGGTAATCAATTTTCTAGAGGTACAGAAGGTGCAGAAAGAAATAACTAATAAAAATGGAAAAACCTAGAATGTTAAAAAGAGATGATTCATCAAGTGCATCATACTCAAGAGTTCCTGCAGGTAGTAGTTGTGATACTATGACAGCGGCATGTGTATCTGAATTAATGAATGCTGGAACAAGTTTTCACAAACTTCATTTAAAAGTTTCTGGTGCTGGATCTTATGCTGCACATAAAGCTCTTAATGATTTATATGATGCCTTACCAGGGCATGCTGATGATTTAGCTGAAGGATATCAAGGAGCTTCAAGTAAGTTGCTTAGTTATTCTGAAAGCAGTCCAAGAAAACTAGATACAGTAGCTGATGCTATATCATACTTAAATGATATGACAGCAATGGTAAATGGTCTACAGGCTAAAATGCCATACTCAGAAATAGTAAATGACTTAGATACTATCAAGTCAACAATTAATTCTGCAAGATATAAATTAACTTTTTTGAAATAAATTTGGATATTTAAAAACTTTTGAGTATATTATACTATATATATTTATTAACTAAAACAAAAAACAATGGCTTATTTTAATCACGCGTTTAGAAAAGTCCTTTTGGCAACAGGAGGAATTTCTAACTTAGACGGTGTTCAGTTAGGTACTCCAACTGCACCAGGTGCTACAACTTATAATGAGTTGTCACCAGCAGAAATTACTTTTATTAATCCTGATAACTTTGAAGTTTCACCAGAGGCAGCTACTGACCCATGTTGTGCGGTCATTGTTGCATCAGGTTCAATTTATCCAAATGATAAAATTGGTAAATTTCATGGAGGATACCAAGAGTCTAACAAAACCAAAACTATCAAACCTCAGTATGTGAGTAAGTATTGGTATGTTGAGGCTAATGCACCTTCTAAGTATGTAACCAATGTTGGATACACTCCTTGGAATGTTGACAATCCACCTTCAAGTTCTAATCCAGGAGAAACTGCAGGTACTTGTTGTAAAGAATTTTTATGTGGTGAAACTTACTATCTACGTTTAGATGTTAAAGGTTCTCCAGCATTAAGATATTTAAACCACAATGGTTATTTAACTCTTGAAGGTTATACAGGATGTTGTCCAGATTCTCCAGATGATCCATTGATTGCCCCAGTACCAGTAGATCCACGTAAAGTATATTTTGCTTGGGCAAATCAAATTTTGAATTCTCCAATCATCAATCCATTTGTATATCCAATTGTAACATTCTCTGATGACAATGGTGCTACTTGGACATACTATTATCCAGATAATGTTGACTTAGGTACATTACCAATACCCCCACTAACTGTAACATATGAAAATTATTCTGCATGGTCAGAAGAAGCATATACAGCAGATATGTGTGCTGGATTTACTTTAACAGGTGCTTATGAAGAAACTAAATTTGGTAATTGTACATTCCAAGTTTCTGACTTCTATGAATTAGAGCCAGTAAGAATCTATGCTTCTGAAGTAGATTATACAGGTGCTCCATGTGAGTTCCAAACACTTTGTGTAGGTGTTGAATGTCCTGGTTTACAAGCTAACGGAGTTGGAGAAACTGTAGCAAGAGATTTTATCTTGTCAGAATCTTACAGACAAAACTTCTTTGCAACTGACTTCAGGATTCGTGAAATTACTCAAGGAGATGCAATTGTAGGATGTAATGGTTTTATTAAGAGAGATGACCTTTATGATAGAATTTATTTACTACATAATGTACCACGTTTCTATAACCCATCTGGAACATTTGATAATGATCAATACTTAGTAGAACTTATTGTTAAACAAGGTGATATTAATCAGATAAATGGTGTATGGGCTACAATAAATAATTGGTTAGATAAATGTACTACATGTACTGCAAAACCAACTATTTCAGGTAATAACTGTGCAAATCCAATTGTACCTTTCCCAGGTGATATCGTAGTAGTAGATTAATATTAAATTATAAACAACTCAAAAGGAGAGTGAGATAATAATTTCTCCTCTCCTTTTTTTATTATTATCTTATGGCAAATCATGTATTAAGTTTAGAAATCCCTACTGTATCAAATCCTTGTGTAATGAAGATATTTGATACAAGTGTATATTCTCCATTAGTAGGTATAGTTAATCCTAAACTATACATAGTAGCACCCGGATTTAAATATACTGCTGAAATAGCATTTGTACCAGACTCTACTCCTACACTTACAGCATGTGATTTAGGACTTCAAACTGAAAATTGTGATTCAAGTTTTGTAAATTTACCAGATGGAATTTATAATATTAAGTATGCAATTGATCCAGAATGTAAGGTCTATGTAGAGTATAATCATTTAAGAATGACTTGTGCACTTAATCATTATGAAAAAATTCTTTGTAATATAAGTATATCAGATTGTGATCCACCACCTAAAGTAAAAGAAAAGCTAAAGGAATTACATATGATAAAAATGTTTTTAGAAGCTGCAGAAGCTAAAGTAGAAACATGCCATGAGAATCAAGAAGGTATGACTCTCTTTAATTATGCTGTTAAACTTCTAAATAAATTAGATTGTAAAAATTGTTAAACCCTTAAAAACCAACAAATTATGAGTTCATGTCCAAATTGTGGAAAAAAATTATCTTGCGGATGTCAAAGAAAGACAGCATCTAATGGAAGAACAGTTTGTAATAACTGTTCATCACAGTATGAATCATCATTAAAAACACAACAACCAGTTGTAAAAGAAACTCCTAAAGTTAATACTTGGGGAAAAGATAGATATAATAACTTGAATAAATTTATTAAATAAAATGGCTGCTACAGAACTTCAATTTAGAAAAATTACATTTACAAGTTGTTGTAATGAAAATGATATATTGGAGTTTAAGTATAATGGAACTAATTACCCTGCTTTAGTTTATCCAAATTCTAGTTTACCCTTACCTTCTGGTTTTACTAATAGTTGTTATCAAGTAACCATATCATTTGTACCATTTGATGAGTGGTTTCCATTACCAAATGTAAGTTCTATTCCTCCTTCTTTTTTTAGTACTTTTCCAAATAAAGAAGCTGAATGTGCAGAGTATGTATTTCCTAATGGATGTCCAGAATGTAATCCACAATGTTATACTTTATATAACTGTGATGGAGGTCAGTTTAATACTACAAATGATCTTTCAGCATTTGTTTATAGTTTGTATGGGGAGCCTATTCAAATATATGATATAGATAGTGGTGATGTAATTTCAGGATCTTGGTATGTATATATTAATGAAGGACCCTGTACAGATATAAATAATGATTTTGGAGTTAATGATGTTGCAGTTCCTGAATGTTTATGTAGATGTTTTGAAATTGTTTTACTATCATCAAAGGGTTCAGTTGTAGGAGTACAATATATAGATTGTGATGGTAACTTGATTACTAATTCAACAGCTACTAAGTTTTGTTCAAAAGTTTATCCTTTAGTTAAAGGTAATGGATATGAAATTATTGAAGGTGAAGAATGTGTTGATGGGCTATGTCCAGAAAAATGCTATAAACTTACAAACTGTGATCCAAATATTAAAGAGGTAATATACTCTACTCTACAGAGTTTATCTCAATATGTAAATACATCTTCTGTAATTACATTATTAGGTTATGAAGGATGCTGGGAAGTTGATGAAAGTACTGCAATAAATTGTGATTGTATAACTGTAACTATAGAAGATAGATCAGGAGTAACAGAATATACAGCAACCAATATAGGTACATATAATGGTTGGGGAGTATGGAAATTTACAGTTGGTACAGATGACTTTTATATTTGGAATGCATCAACTAATCCTTCTACTAATTGGGTTATCACAATTATTGACTGTTGTGCAAATCCTGGTACTACTTATGCAGAAAGTAAATTTCAAGGTGATTGTCCAGAAACAATTAGTGATGGTTCATTAACTGGTTGGGTAATTCAAGGTGTAAATAATTGGATAAATGTTCAAACTGAAGTTTGTCCAGGTCCATGTGATTGTCCTGTAGATGTAACAGTACTTCAAGAGTTCAGTTCTTGTGAAACTTGTGAACCATATATAGCTTATAAACTTCAGAATTGTGAAAAGATATATGATGTACAATATACTACTCAAGATTTATCTGAATATTTAGGAAGTGTAATTGAAACTGATTGCGGATGTTTTACAATACAACAAATAAATTATGTTCCACCATCTGAAACATTAGTTGTAATTGATAATACTTTTAAAAGATGTAATGATTGTTTATCTACATTTTACAGACTTACAGATTGTGCTGGTGAAGTTGGTGATATAGTAACTACAACAGATTTATCTGACTATGTAGGGGGTGTTATTAAAATAGAAAACTGTGATACTTGTTGGGAGGTTACTACAACTAGAACATTTACAGACTTATCAAATGTAGTAGTAGTTAATTCTTATAAAGGTTGTCCTGAATGTGGTATTGATTTACCATGTGTATGTTCTAAAATAACTAATCTTACACTAACAGAACAAGTTATAGAATATGTTGATTGTGAAAATAACACACAAGAAATAACATTACTTGTAGGAGAAACTTCTGAAAAGATTTGTTTAAAGAAATGGATATTACCAGAATTACCAGAAGGTCAATTTTTATATGCTGAATATTTTGGTAACTGTTTACAACTTGATACTACAGCTTTTGTTTGTCCTCAACCAGTATTTAAAAATAACAGAACTGTAAGACCTGGGTATAATACACCAATATGTACTCCAGAAAAATATGATAATATAACTTGTAGGTTTGCAGAAATAATGTATAAACTAGCTCTTGAAAAAAGATATGGTATAACTAACTGTTGCCCTGAAGAAGATGATAGATGGTTAATACAAAAAGAACTAATAGACTTACAAGCTCTTAAAGATCCTAATTATAAGTGTAAAGAATGTACTTGTGGATGCAACAATAATACAAGTCAAACTTGCAATTGTAAAAATTAATTTGTATATTATAAATAGAATAAACTATGAAGCCTTTAAATTTAGATAACAGACCATGTTCACCAGTATCATCAAATTGTGTGGTATGGCAAGGACCTACACTAGATTGTATTAATCTATGTACTGGAGATACTATATCTGATGTAGTAGCTAAAATGGCTACAGAGCTTTGTACATTATTAGATCAAACCAATGTAACTAATTATGACTTATCTTGTCTTGGTATAACAGCTTGTGGTCCAAAAGATTTTCAAGCTTTAATTCAATTGCTTATTGAAAAGATTTGTGAACTTGAAGGTATACCTACTGATACAACTAGAGTTGACTCAGCATGCCCTGATTGTGTAGTTACAGTTAAACCTTGTTTTGTTCAGAACAATCAAACAACAATGCAGTTAGTTGACTATGTTCAAATGATTGCACAAAAAGTTTGTGACTTAATAGATCAAATAGGAGACTTACAAAGTCAAATTAATAATTTAGATATACGAGTTACAGTATTAGAAAATACTCCTCCTCCGGAGAATGTTATACCATCTTTTACTCTAACTAGTTGTCCTATTGGTTCCTTACCAACAGGTTCAACTCAATTTATAAATACAATATTACAAGAATTTATAAATAATGTTTGGTGTCCATTCTATACAGCAACAGGTACCACATCTGAATTAATAAATGCAGTAAATGCAAAATGTATTGATGATACAGATTTACAATTAACAACAGGTACTCCTTTTAGTTTTAATCCAAATTGGATACAAAATGCTTCTTATAATACAGTAGCTGATGCAATCAATAATATTTGGATTGCATTATGTGATATATATAACTTTGTATCTACTTTAGATCCTGGAGATACTTTAACAATTGAAGAACCATGTCCATGTGGTGAAGCTATAACAAATAATGCTGACATATATGTTCATATTGATGTTTCTTCAGGTCCTTATGCTGAAGCAGGAGCTTGTAGTGCAACTTATCTTACAAACAAACAAACTTTATGTACAGCCGTTACTGACTGGTATACAAATTACCAAACAGCAAATCCAAGTTATACTGGTAATTTATATATTTTTGAAGTTTCAACTCCTGAAACATATTTAAAATTTCCAAGAATAATTAAAAATGGTAATTTTACAGGTATATCACCTGCACCTACTTTGTTTAATTGGTTAAATCCTTCAACAGCAACTCCTGTTGGAGCTACAATCCCACCTAACTGGAATACTCCAAGTTGGATAGCACCTACAGGTTTATTATATATAGCATTTGTAAATGAAGCAAATAATAATAGTGAGATTTCTCAAAGTTATCATGGAAATAATAGTACACCTTCATTAACTGTAAATCAATTGCAACCAACATCTGGATGGACAAATGATCATGCTGAGTTTGTACTTGATTATAATAATCATTGGAACTTTTTTAGAGGTGTAGTATATCCTGCAAATACATTTGATGTTACATCAAGAAATTTTTTATTGCAGGTATATGCCGCAACAACTAATGGTCCAATAACTTCAACTGGTTTATCTTCAGCATTAGGTCCAAATTTTGATGCTACTTTTAGTGGATTAACATATCCAATTACTAATTTATATGTAACAGCAAATAAAGGAATATGGGATTATAATTGGACTCCTGTACTTAATAAAACAACAACCGGTGGAGGTTGTGTTATTAACTTTACGGCACAAGAATTTGAAGATGATTTAAATAATATATTAGGAACTGGTTCTTGTGATTGTGTATCATTAATAGATTCATGGGATCCTGTTACACAAACTTTAGCTTTAAGATCTTTAACTTCTTGTACATTAGATATATCAGTAGGAGATACAGGATGTATTGCAATTGAAGCACCAGTTGTAAATAATGGTTTAGATTATTTTTATGCTCAAGTAACTATTGGAGGACCAAACAATTGTAACACTGCTCCTGCAACAATACCAAATGTAGTAAATGCACCAGGAAAAACGGTTGGTAAAGGTGGTAATAATTATCCTGTTGGTCAAAGAGTACAAGATGTACTTCAATACAACTACATGGATTCTAACGGAACTGTTGTAAATGTTACTATCCCCCCTTATGGAGGAACTAATTACATTGGTGCAACATTTCCAGTAACTGCTCCTCCAACTTCTACATTCTTAACAGTTGATAATACTACGGGTATATTTGAAATAACACAAAAAGGTGAGTATCTTTTAACAATGTCTACTTATTTAAAAGCTAATGGAGACAATACTGCATATTGGAAAACAACAGGTTCTGATGGACGATTTGATATAGGTATATGTAGTGGAGGAACAAATTCTGGAGATATATTTACAGGAGCTTCAAAAAGTATAGTTGCAAATATGGATAGTAACATAATTCTTACTGCTCAATGTGTAGTTACACTAAATGTTGGAAGTGAAGTAATTTTCAGAATGTTAAATTTAACAGGAGAAGATTATGCTGGTGGTGCATATAATGGAAGTGATGCAATAAGAATTGGGTTTGTTAAACTTAGAAATTTATAAAACCAATAAATGAATTAATTTTAATTCAAGAATATGTATATATGTTTAATTTAAAATAAAAAAAATGGCAACTCACACATGTAATCAAAACTGCGGATGTAACAATACCTATACGGTTACTCCTCCGTGTCCTCCTGCATGCCCGGAGGTATTTAATTCTCAGTGCATTGTATATACAGGTACTGATATAATTTGTAATACAGACACAGTAATCAAAAGATATGATTATTTAGATACAGTAATTACTAAATTAGTAAACTATATTTGTAATACAGTAGGTCCAGTAACTCAGGTTGTAGGTTCTACTTATATAGATGTAGTTCCTAATACAGTAGGTAATGTAACAACATATACTGTATCTATTGATATACCTGCCTTACAAGCTTATTTTGATACAGTATTTCAAAATGATATACTTGCATCAATTCTTGCAGGTCCTGGTATTTTAATATCTCAAAATCCAATTGCAGGAACAGTAACTGTTTCTCATCAAGATACATCAAGTGTAGCTAACTTAAATAGTGATAACTCTGGTAATACTTTTATCCAAGATGTCTTTTTTATATTTGATACTTTTGGTCATGTTACAGGTGCCTCAGTTGTACCAGGTAGTGTTATTCCACCAAATGATTTTGACAGAGCTCAAATTAATCCTGATTCAGGATTTGTATGGGGACCTGCTAATGATCCTACAAATATTCAGATAGCTGAAGCTCCTGGAGATACATTAAACTTTGTAGCTGGAACAGGTATTGTTCTTAATGCAAGTACTGTACCTGGTACAGATGCAATTAGAATTACTAATAATGCTCCTGATCAAACAGTAGTATTAACTGAAGGAGCTGGTATTGATATCACTGGTACATATCCAAACTTTACAATTACAAATACAGAAGGTCCTGTATCATTAGCATCTGCTGGTGGAACAGAAACTTTAGTAAATGATGGAACTGGTCCTGCTTTAGTAACTAAAGGTTTAACTGCTGGTAATGGTATTAGTTTAAGTGGTTCTGCTACTGCTGTAACAATTGCTGCTGATGTGGCTAAATTTACATCATCTGCATTAAGTGGTAATCAAACAATAAATCATGATCTAGGTACAGCAGATATAATTATCTCTGTAAAATCAGCATCATTACCTTTACCATTTGTTACATATATACATGGTACTGATTATACATATACTGTTGATAATTCCAATAATATTTCAATTGTTGAAGTTGTACCAGGTGGATTAGGCACTTATTCAGTAACAGTTATAGGATAAAAAAAAAGTTACAGGTTGTTGGTTTCTGTGACAACAAGGCAAGCCCTCGCACTAGTGAGGGTTTTGTTTTTTATGTATATTTGCTAATATCATTTATTTTTAGTATATTAATATGAAGGAGTTTAACAAACCAAATTTAAAAGCACCAAGATATAGATCTGAAGTGTATAGTGTATTGAACAAAAAGTTCTTTGATAGTTTTAAAAAGAAACATAGTAAGTATAAAAACTATGATAATTATTATTTAAGAACCGTTATTAAAGCTTTTAATAAATTATTGTTTAATACAGTAATTGAAAAAAGAGATGGAGTTCAGTTACCTGAAACAATTGGATGGTTATTTATTGGGACATGTCAATCAAGTAAGAAAAGTAATATTGATTATGCAAAGTCTAATAAGTATGGTTTAAAAGTAACAAATAATAATTTTAATACAGATGGTAAGTTAGCTAAAATCTTTTTTACAAGTCATGCTCCTAAACATAAAATGAGAAATAGAGAGTTTTGGAGTTTTGTTGCATGCAGAGAATTTAAAAGAAGTGTTTCTAAAAACTATTCAGAAAATTGGAATATGTATGTTGTAGTTAATGCTACAACTAAACTTAGGAAAATATATGATAAAGCAATACATAAAAGTATTGCGCTTAATAAAGAAAAAAAAGCTTTAAAAAGCTATAATGAATTTGACATATGACAAATATTGGAGAAGCAATATCAAGAGTAAGAAATGCTTTAAAAGCTGTAAAGGAGGATTCTTTTCTTACTGATAGACAGATATATTTTGTTCTTACAAAGTATGCTAAAACTCTTATAAAAAGAGAAGACAATCAATTTAGATTAATGAAGATGAGTCAGATCTTTAAAGTTCTTCCCTATGTAGAGTTAATTGATGTTGATAAAGTGGAGGCTGGTTGTGTAGGAGTTTATTCTGGATGTTATTTTAAAAGATCTAAAGATAAGTTACCTACAATTCTTGATGGTATGTTTGGTCCTATTATACGTACTATATCTTCTATAGATGGTGGTATAGAAATGTTTAGAACTGATCCAGGTACTTGGGTTTCTATAACTAAATCTACAACATTTAAATATAATAAGAGACCCTACTTCTGGTATCTTAATGGTTACATATACTGTCCTAATATAGATTGGGATGCAATTAGAATAGAAGCTATATTTGAAAATAATGTTCCTACATGTGATTCAGATAACTGTGAACTTATACAAGATCAACCACTTAATATTCCAGAATATTTATTTTCTGAAATAGAACAATTTGCTTTAAAAGAATTAACCATGATTGCTCAAATACCAGTTGATCCAACTGATGACAGTCAAAATATCTTAAGATAATGGATTTTAATTATACTCTGAAATATAGAACCTTTGATCAACTTCTAGAAGATGTTACAATTGATTTGTACACATTTGCTTTAGAAAATATGATTGAGCCTCAACAGTTAATCAAACTAGTTAGAAAAATTAATTATGATTTAGGGTTGAGAATAAATCAACAAAAGGAAATTATACTTGATGTTACCCATAATAAAGTTAAACTGCCTGATAATTTTTATGCATTTAATTATGCATTAATTTGCGGGGACTTCCAAAATAATGTGGGTTATGTTGGTTATGATGGTTTTGCCGGAGGAACTAATATTCAAGAAGTACCATACAGAGAATTTCCAAGTGAAACTTATTTGAATTCTTGTGAAGCTCCAGTAAATCAACCTTGTTGTTATAATGGACAAGAAGGTATATGTATAACTCATTCTCTTGGCCAACCATATGGTGATACTGCTATAAAACCAAGAGTATTTTTAAATTGTAAAGGTGAAGCATATGAACTAATACAAATCATAAATCCTTCTACAACAAGAGTTTATAGAAATCTTTATCCACTTAGGATGAAGACAAGTCAAGAAATTGAATGTGATTGTCCAAATCTTTATTATAATACTGTAAATGAAGGATGGATAAAACATGGTTTTTTAAATACAACTTTTAAAGAAGGTAAAGTATATCTTAATTATCAATCTACTTTAGAAGATGATAATGGTAATTTACTTGTTCCTGATCATGAACTTCTTAATGAATACTATGAGTATGCATTAAAAGAAAGAATACTTGAAAATTTATTAATGAACGGAGAAGATGTTGGTCAGAAACTTCAGTATATTGCTTCTAAATTAAAAGCAGCTAGAAACCAAGCTTTAGGTTTAGTTAATACTCCTAACTTCAAGGAACTTGAAAAACTTTGGATGGCTAATAGAAAAGCTCAATATGGTAAGTATTATGATATGTTTAAAAGTTATTCACCAAATAATGTTTACTATAGAAACCGTAATAATATAAGAGTATTGTAATGGCAAAGAGAAATCAACAGGATACTTCCCAACAGAATACAAACTCCTTTATTAAGGGTTTAAATAAAGACTCTGATCCTTTATTTGTACAAGAAGGAATGTGGACACATGCCCGGAATGCTGTAAACAACACAGCAGAGGGAGACTTAGGCACACTCTCTAACGAGGAATCTAATGCTTTATGTGGACTTGCTGGACAAACAATGAATGCTTTCAAAAAGTATATAATAGGTGCTATACATTTATTTAGTGATAAATGGATCATATATACAGTTGGTTATGATATACAAGATACAAAACCTTTAATGTCTGAGATAGGTTTATTTGAAGGTGATATCTGTAACTATAGACCAATTGTACAAGATAGGTGTCTTAACTTTAATAAACTTCATTTAATAACAGGAGCTTCTAAATTATTAAATGATTGTACTTGGCAAGTCTATTGGGCAGATAATTTAAATCCTGATAGATATATGAATATTGGTGATCCAAAAACATGGCCAGAAGATAATTATGTTTGGATAGGTGGATCATCAACAACTAATGGTAATTTATATTCAAATGAATCGGGTGTTACAATTCTTTGGCCGAATATTCCATGGGAAGAAAAATGTGAAGTTGATGGATCTGGACCAACAGTTTGTAAAATATGTACTCCAGTTAAACCTGGTTTTTTAGATTGTAATAGAATCAGATTAGCTACTCTAGTTAAAACACCATGTTTAGATATTAACTTATCTAATCAACCTGGTACTATAGATAATGGTTCATATGCTGTTGCTATTGCTTATACAAAAGATAGATATAGAGTAACTGATTATTTCTCTAGTACATATACACAACCAATATCAAATGCAATAAACTTTAAGGGCTCTCTTGAAATAACTGTTGAAGCAGATGAAGAAAACTTTGATGAATTTGAGTTAGCTGTAATAAGATTTATTGATCAAAATTTTAGTGCCCGTATAGTAGGTTATTATTCTACAAGAATAAAAACCATTATACTAGATCAGATAAGTGAATCAACTCCTGCTATAAGTACTAAAGAACTTTTATTAAGAAGCCCGGTTGTAGAAAAGTCAAGACAAATGACAGAAGTAATGGATTATCTATTAAGAGTAGGGCCTACTTCTAAATTTGATTTTAACTATCAACCATTAGCAAACTTAATAAGAACTCAATGGGTTGAAATAGAATATCCAGAAACTTATTATGTTGATGGAGGAAAAAACACATCTTATTTAAGAGATGAAGTATATTCATTTTTTATCAGATGGGTTTATGATACTGGAGACAAATCTGCATCATATCATATTCCAGGAAGACCACCTAGAAATTATACATATAATGGTACAGTTTATAATGAAATTGATCCTTTCTCAAATATAGCCGGTATTACTTTACCGGGTAATACAATGTTATTTGAAAGTATAAATACAGCAAGTGTTACTGCAGGTTCAATAAATGGACTTGAAACATTACCTGATGGTGGTGTTGTTATTGCAAGAGGTGATATGGGTTACTGGCAGTCTTCTGAAAAATATCCAGATTTTCAATCTGATGTTTGGAACTCAAGTTCTCAATGCTGGACATTAACTACTAATCCAGATTATGATTTATGTGGTAAACCAATTAGACATCATAAGTTTCCTGATCAAAATACAAGTTATCTTACAAATCACTTTATAAGAAAATCTTCTGGTTATTATATAAGATTAATGGGAGTTGAATTTTCAAATATTATATTGCCAAAAGATAATGACGGAAATGATATACCAGGTATTGTAGGTTATGAAATACTAAGAGGTTCAAGACATGGTAATAAAACTATTCTTGCTAAAGGTATTATAAATAATTTTAGAGATTACAATCTTAGAGGAAGTGCTGCTGAAAATGATGTAATTGGTTTATATGCAAATTATCCTTACAACTGTATTGTACCAGAATTAAATAATCTTACAAATGCAACAGGTTTAGGTAGTTTTGACTATTTGTATAATGATCCTTATATTACTAAAAGAAATAATAATAATCAAAAAGAAAATCAGAATATACCTCAAGATATTATTTCATTTCATTCTCCAGATACTAGTTTTGTTAATCCTTATTTGAATACAACAGAATTAAAAATATATGGTGTACTTAGAGGAGAAGCAGAACAATTCTTTATTGAACCAAGTAAACATCCTAGATTTAAATTCTTAACAAATAAAATTATTTTATTTGCTTTAGCAAATGGTATTATTGATGCTTTGTTAAATGCATTAGGAGAAATAAAAATAAATTATCCAGCTGGTAATTTTACACAACCTTATGGTTTAGCATGGAATATTGTTGGTGGTCCTCCAATTGCTGGAGGTTCAACTACTGGACAAGCTATGAACAACTTAGGTGTTATTGCAGCTAATTCTGCAGCTACTGGTTTAGATGCAGCATTAGCTACATACTCACCAATAGCTGATTTATTTACACCAGGTGATACACTTGCAGGTTTTTTTCAAACAGCACAATCAACACTTTCTGGGGGTTCTAATACTTTTACATTACCAACTTATGAAAAAACATATACGGGTAAGCAAATGCTTGGTCCTATCATAAATGGTTTTTTAAATACTTTAGTTGTAGGAGGAGATCTTTGGTATTACTTTATTAAAGGTACACAAACTGCTGTTGATGTAATGTATGCAATTGCTAAGAAAAGACAGTATGCTTTAGAACAAGTTGGTTATGGTGAATACTATTTATTTGATCCACATGATGCTACTAAACCTAAAAGATTTGTCATGGCTTCTGGTCAATATGTAGATGATCAAGTTCAAATATTACCTGAGTATATTGATAATGCAACAGGTCTTCCGGTAAAATATAGAATAAATAATATTAAAAGACCTAAGTTAGTTGTATTAAGAACTACTAAATGGGATGGTTCAGGTGATATTGAAGGACCCCATTTTATACTTGAGTCTACTGGTTATAGTACTGATCAATCTCTTATGACATTAGGTTATGCTATTAGAACGCATAATCCAGCAGCAATGAATAGTACTTTTACAGGAAATGGAAAAGTTAGTTGGACTGAAAAAGGAAAAGGAAGAAACTTTATAAATAAAATTGCAAGTCACTATGTTGCAATTAAATATAGAAAAGAAAATCAATATGGTCAACTAGAACAAATACAACAAGTTGTAGCTACACCATGTGAACAAAAATTAGATTTTATTTCGCTAACTGGACCAAATACTATTGCCACATCAAATTATGGTACTCTATGTGGAGTAAATGATTTTACACAGAAATCTACATCATCACCTGTATTTTTTGGAGGAGATACTTATGTAAATAGATTTACAGAAAAGAATATAATGAACTTCTTTTTTGATTGGCTTTACAATGTTCCGGATGAAACAGAATGGAATTATTTTATAAATCAAATGATTCCTGAACCTAAGTTTCAAGTAAATAGTCAACCATGGGATATAAGTGATTTTACCTTAAATAATTTACTAACTTGGTTTTCTAATAACCCTGATTATGGAGATGGTTTAGTACCATCTAGTTATTATGATATGGATAATAGAAATTATGCATATAATGTTAATACGTGGTTTCCAGGTTATCCAGGATTTTTAGCTGTTAAAAATTCATACTTTTATACTTCAGCAAATGGTATTAGAGATTTCTTTGTTGAGTCTGAAGTAATTACAGATTTTAGAGATGTTGGTACATTTACTTGGCAAAGACCTTATAGTAAATATAAGTATACAGATCTACCATCATTATTTGATTCAAATCCTGATATACTAGCTAGAGGTAATTTTTATGCTTATGATTATTCATTAAGTGCATCAAGATTTATATTCAATCAATACTTTACACAAGGTTATTTACAAGGTACAACATATAATCCAAATGTTGCAGAGTTATGTTATACATCATATCCAAATAGAATTATATATTCATTAAAGCAACAAGAGAATCAACTTATAGATGGTTGGCTAACATACCTCCCTCTAAATAGAGTAGACTTTAAAAGTACTCTAAGCTCAGTTAAAAACTTTGCTAAGACAGGTATGTTTATAACATTTGAAAATGATAGCCCTCTTGTTTTTCAAGGTACTGATACTTTACAATTAGATACAAGTGGTACTGCAGTTACCGTAGGTGATCAAAACTTATTTTCAAGACCTCCTCAAAATGTTGTTGTTGCTGAAAAACCATATGAGTATGGTTCATCACAAAATAAATATGGTGTAGTATCAACTCCGGCTGGACTTTTTTATATCTCACAGAACCAAGGTAAAATATTCTCATATGCTGAAGGTTTAAAAGAAATATCTCAAACAGGAATGAAATGGTGGTTTAGTGAATTTTTACCATTCAAACTTCTTGAAGATTTTCCAAAATACCCACATACAGATAATCCTGTAGCTGGTATTGGTTGTTCAGCAAGTTATGATAATGATAATAGTGTACTATATTTTTCTAAAAGAGATTTTAAATTAAAAGATGAATATAAAGGATTAGTAACTTATGATAATGTAAATGATAACTTTTTAATTAAAACTCAGAATGGTGGTGTATCAACAATTCTTAAAGCTAAGATTGGTGATAAAAGATATTTTGAAGATGCTTCATGGACAGTTAGTTATGATCCAAAAATGCAGTACTGGTTATCATTTCATGATTGGCATCCTAACTTTTATGTGCCAAGTAAAGGATCATTCTTTACTATAAAAGATAATAGTATTTGGAAACATAGTGTTAATTGTAATGATTACTGTAATTTCTATGGGGTGCAATATCCTTTTGAAGTAGAATTACCGGTGGTAACTGCTCAAGTAGTAAATACTATTAAAAGTTTAGAATACTATTTAGAGGCATATAGAAGGGACCGTAACATATGTGTGGATCAGTATCATGTACTAGATTATAATTTTGATCAAGCTATAGTATTTAATTCTGAACAAGCATCCGGATACCTTAACTTAAATCTTTATCCTAAAAATGACATACCATTATCATTACAGTTTCCAAGATTAAATACTAATCAAGCAAGTTATGACATCCTTTACTCTAAAGAGGAAAACAAATACAGAATAAATCAATTCTGGGATATAACAAAAGATAGAGGTGAGTTTCCAATTGGATCAGGATATCCTCCTGGACAAGGTCCTTATTTACCAGCTCCAGAATCTACAGTGTTATTAGGAAACTATTCAGATGAAAATGTATGGGTCACATCAGTTAATGGTTATGTAAAAATATTAAATCCTTTGAATTTAGATTATACAAAACCTTTATTAGAAAGAAAGAAATTTAGACATTATATTAATTTCATCAAGCTTATAAAAAATGATTCAAGAGATACAAATATGATCTTGAAAATTGTTAATACTAAAACTCAAATGTCTCCAAGGTAATGTATAATAAAAAATTTTTTCTTCAGGCACTTAATGATTTAGGCAAGAAGGAACCAGCAGCTAAGAAAAAAGATTCAGACTTAGATAAACCTCAGATGAAAAAAGGAGGTAGTAAAAAGTTTTCTAGTAATCTTCAAGCTACAAATAGATTGTTTGCAAAAAATCCTTTGCTTAAAAAAAAGAATTACAAGAAGAAAATATATGATCCAACATCAATGTATTTTGTTGATGGTGGTGAAAAAAATTATCTTGAATTAGATTTATCTCAAGAAGATATAGACAAATATGTTAAGGGTGGTTATATAGTTGAAGAGATAGATGATCCTTCTATACCTTCTTTAAATAGATTTATAGATGGTGGTTCAAAAGATAAAAAATCTAAAAAATTAAGAAGAAATAAAAATGAAAAACCAGTAACTCAAAATGAATCTATTGAAGTTTTAAATGCTTCAGAAGAACCTTTTGATTTACCAAAAACTGAAACAGGAGAACTTTATTATGAACCTATTACAACTAAAGAACTTACAGAACAAGAATTAACTGATATAGATGCATATAATAGAGAACAAGAAAGATTACAAGCAATTGAAACTGCTAAGGTAAATGAACCTAAATATTATGAAGAAGGTTTGCAGTTTGTTAAAGACTGGCATGATTCACCTATGTATAATCAAATGGTATTAAATAGTTTTCAAGGTAATCAAAAAAATGCAGACTACTTAACAAGTTTAAGAAAGAAAAATCTAGCTGACTTACCTCCATTAAACATAATGGAAAAAGAATCAGAAGAACAGTCAGATGGAATACAACCAGCAGCCTGGTCTTTTAGTGATACAGGACAAGTTGAAGTATTTCCAGGAGGATATGAATATGGTCCAACTTTATATACACATGAATTAATCCATTCATCAGATAGACCAAGAGAGTTATTTAAAACTGATCATCCTGCATATAATATGGGTGTAAAATTGTCTAATGCAACACCTGAACTTGTTAACATGGCTGCTGGTACACAAAATAGTTGGTATGTTAATGATAATGATACAATACAAAACTATCCAGATTGGATGTTATATAAAGATCCAAGATTTCCGCAAGATTCTCCAGAATGGCATAATAGAGTAATACCACCTTCTGATTCAATGTATATTACTACACATAGAGGTTCTAATTGGAAAGATAATGAAGATTATAAAATAGCTCAAAAAAAAGGAAGCTATTTACCAAAAGGTGAAGAGTATTGGAAAAATCAAATGATTGAAATGGGTGAAAATCCTGAAGATCCTGAATTTAATACAAAATTAAAAGACTGGGTAGATTGGGATACTAAAAATGCAAAAATTAGAAAGCAAAAAGCACCAGAAAATTGGAAATCTTTTGCTCATGATTATGTATCATCACCTCATGAAACTAGAGCAAGACTTGGTGAAATTAGAATGACTGCAAAAAAAGAAGGTGTATATGATCCATTTACTGAACAGATAACTCCTGAAATATTTCAAAATTATATAAACAAAGAAAGAGATTCTGAAAATTGGCAACCAATGCAACCAATTAATGATTTAAGAAGAGATTTCAATGATGAAGAGATTCTTTGGATGCTACAAAATATTTCTAAAAATAAACCTCAACAAGAAGGTGATGAGAATATACCACAGTATTCTAAAGTAGGTGGTGCTATATCTACATTGAATAAATTTGCAGGAGGTGGTACAATTTCTGAACAATGGGAAAACATTACAGGTACTCCATGGTCTCAAGCTAAAAAGAAAGGATTAACAGATGGTAGTTATACTAAAAACATTGAACTACATAAAAGATTATTAGCTGGTGAATTTGGTGAACCAAAAACTTCTGTTGCTAAAGATGAGAATGATGATAAGAGATATAATAAAATGGTTGGTGATCTAGTTGATAAAGGTTACAGTTTAGACCAACTAGTTAGAGAAAGAATAGGTACCAGAGAAGGTTTGATTTATAGATTTCCAGAACTATTTGCAAATAAGAAAAGTCAAAGCAAACCTAGTCAACCTACTAAAAGATTATCTGCAAAATATGCAGCCGGTCCTGAAAAACCTAGTTCATCTTCTAATTTAATGACAGGAGCTATTTGGAATACAAAAACATATGAAAGACCAAAGCCTCAAAAAACAACTCCTAAAAAAGAAACACCAAAAAAACAAACACCAAAAGAAATAACTTTTGGTTTAAAAAATCCTATAACAGGAGAATTAATGTCATTTGATCCAAAAGCATATAATGTTGCTGCACCTGTAGTACAAACTAGTAATGCACCTAAAGCAAATAAAAGTGATCTTAATCCTATGCTAGTTAATATGATGAAAGGTAACATTTATGAACAGTCTAATATACCTGCACCATCAATAACTAGAAAACCATCTTCTCAACCTATATCAAATAATGCAGCAAGTACATTTGCACAAGGTCAGAATATTGAAAAAGTTCAAGCTCAAAACAGAATGAACAGTTCTGGAAATTTAAATCTACCTATAGTAGAACCTAAATCAAATGTAAGATTAAAAGATTGGAAAGATACTGATTTAGGTCAATCATTAAATTACTTTACTAAAGGTTCAGATAATCCTCCTGTATATAACTTAGTTAATCCTGAATCACTAAATGAAAATCCTTATAAAAATATTCAAGGGCAGGGTGTTAATGATGAAGATGTTCTAAATAGACAGCTCAATGATTATACAAGATATAGACTATTCCCAGAGAGAGGTCAGGATATAATGAATAGAACAGATGTTAAAAGAAACAGAGACTCTGAATTATTCTTTGCAGATCATGCAGGAGCTAACTCTGTAATTATTGATATTGGTTCAGGTTTAGGAAACTCTAATCCTGCTTTAGCTGGTGTATCTACATATGAACTTGCAAGTAATCCAAATATTAAAAAGAAAAATATTAAAGTAATTGCTACAGATATAC